AACACGTTCAACAAAAGCCTTTCTACTCCGCATCTGCATTAGACTAGGCATCCATATGGCAGCAGCTAAGTCTGAGGGCTGACTTCCAAAGAGATATGATATATCAGAGGGATTAAGTTTCCCTTCTGGTATCCGCGCTCCTGGTATCGTGACGACTTCTGCACGGGATCCGACTTCTCCAGCGTGACCTACCAATGCTGCGTGTTTCTCTCGACCCAATACCCAATCCGCATCGCGAGCTTTATAAAACTTCTCCCACCAAGCTTGCACTTCAGGGTGGTCAGTACCGAACTTCACTCCAGAACCTTTGGAGAACTCCAAGTCAATCTGCGCTTTAAGAGCTTTACGCTCCTCTATTAGACGTAATTCCGTTTTCCGCACAGTATCTCGGGTTTCCCTGATAACCTGCATCTGTTTTACATAAAGGTCTGTTAAATCATTATAATCAGCCAGTTGTTGTGGAGTAAGGTCAATCTTTATAGCCTCATTCCCCTTAATAACTTCATGTAGACGGTTACCTAATTGTGTGACACGTTCCTGAACAGTATCCATATAGGGGTCAAGCTTATTGTTAAAAAGGTCTTTATAAAAAGCGTCTTTCTGTTGTATGCTATGTAGACTTCTAGTGTAAATCTGAGCTTCGGTTAACTGCAATTCAATAACGTGATGGAAGTCCTCCGTAATATTACCTAAAGCCTGAAGACGCATTTTAAGGTCATCTAGGTCACGTACAGGTGCTTCCATCGACGCCTGAATCATATCATCTATTTGCCTCCTCATGAGAACTGGAGAGTTAAAGACCTCCTGCCAAAGCATTTCAGGGAATTCAGATGTCCAAAGCGCATCCATATCATCCCATATCGTACCTGCCATTACCCTCTTTACAAGTAAATCCTGAACGCCAATAGGTAAATTTGGATAGTCACTTGCCATTTCAAGTACATCACGAGCATAGACAGACGGCGGAGTAATCTGAGAAGCTAAATTATCAAGAGAGCCAGGACCTACAGAACTCAGATTAAAGGCGTGTTTGAGTATATCATCAACCTCACGAGGTGCAAACTCTTTTTCGAGTATACCTCTTAGAGAGTCTGCAATGTCTCTAGAACGCTGCATTGTTTGTGGATGTCTCTGCCACAACTCATTCTGATACGACTTCAGTAGATACCATGCCTGCTGCTGTAATGTAATACGGTTTCCTCTTCCAGTCCCTATTATCGGAAAGTCGGCAATTAAGTCGCTAAAGGTCTTATTACGTTGTCTACCCCCTTCCACCAGAGCTTTACGATACGATTTACCACTCATCTCCCCCCTCTTGACCTTCTGTCTCCCACTACCCCTTGCAAAGGTGTGAGCTTGAGCTAGGTCAAGTGTGGTACGCTCCATTCCAAATTGGAGTGATATCTCCTGAGCACGGAAGAATGCTTCAGGTGTGCCTCTAAGACCACTGGTCTGACCCAGAAGGCCCAGTCGAGCCTCACCCCTATAGAAAGGCCATATACCAGCTAGTATAGTTTTCCAACCATTCTCAACTACATTCCACGGAGAGTAAAGAAAGAAGAGTAAATGAAGCCGTGCAAAGGGTACAGTAACAAACCTCTCTAGATAATTCTGCCAGATGTGTATACTCTTAGCCCCTGCATTGGTAATAAAAGCTCCATACTTCCCTACTTTCTCCGCATCAAGTATCGCAGGAGATGTCATTCTGGCTTTTAAGTTCAGTCGTACATGGGCTTCAAACCTAGCCGTAACACCCGCTACACTATCGGCTGCAAAAATAGCGTTTACACCATTATCAACTTCCTGTCGAACGCCTTTTATGATTGACCGTGCCGTAATCATATTCCTCTTATTATGGATTACTCCAAATTTCAGAAGCAGCAGTTTAGCAGAGACCGCTTCACTGTAATATACAGTTCCAAGTCCCGTAGTATGGTCAAACAAATCCTCAATAAATCCAATTAGGCCATTATCAAACATGGTATCATCAATCTCTGCGCCAAGGCGTGTCGCCATTCCTCTAACCGCACCAGCATCAAGAGGTTGTCGTTGAAGTAGAAAACGACCTAAGTCAGCTAACGGTCCTTGTGCACCAGAAGCCTTCCTCACAACACCTATCGCAGCTTGACCGACATCAAAAAGTTGTTCGCGAGTATGTTGTAGTATTGGAAGCCTGTTCTGCATAACCTCATTAGCTATTCTAAAGGTCTCAGTAGCTAACTTACTGTTCTCGAGAATCCTCATAGTACCGGTCTTAGGCATCATCCTAAAGGCCCCTTCTTTAAGGGCATAAAAAGGCATATCGACTAATTGACCAAAGAGTCTTTCCCCTCTCGCAACACCACGTCCTAATATAGGGATTGGAGATAATATTTTACCGTATAAACCCACCCCGAAATACGTGAGTGGGTCCATGAGAACTTCGACTATGAATTTATGAAAGGCGTTGGCATCCCAGTTTTCAAAAGCGTAACTGTATGCTTGCCAAGAACTTACTCCTCCCTCCCGAGCTTCGGTATACTTCCCTTCGAGTTCATCCCAATCAGGAACTATACTGCTTATCCCACGGTAGAGCACGTACCTGGCAGGATTTGTGATCCTCCCGAGACCGCCACCTCCCATAACGGGTCTCGTGGCATCCACACCTCTAGACGTAGCAGCTATTAGAGGCATTATAAAATGCTGACGGTACTTCTCAAAGGGGAGCATTAGCAGAAGACCTTGTGTAGTCCACATATTCTTAAGGGTTTCAGAGCGGATCATTTCTCGTATCTCGCTAAGTTCTAAGTTAGCCATGTCTGACCTAAGTATCTCACGACTAGCATTCTGCTTTGCCCAGTCCTCTACTATTGCCTTAAGAGGAGCCTCGAAACCTACCATAAAGTTCTCTACCACCTCAGGGTCTGTACCAGCTTCCGATAAAGCTCGGCGCACATCAGATGTAGTTTGACCTGGTGGTAACTGGGGTTGAGTAAGCTCTGTCAAGATTGTAAGTAACTGGTCTCCCGCTGATGATAGAATACCAAAAGAGCTTATTGAACGTCGTGTTGAGTATTGATTAATTAACCCTTTACGTTTCTCCCCAGTTGCAGTTTCAGCAGAAACACCTTGAGCACTAGTTAAATGTACTTGTGCTTTTTGTAACCACTTTTTTATGAAGACTTCATCCGCCGGAGAAGGTATGAAGGACGCGTCCTCCTCCTGAAAGGCTTCCACAACGTCACTTACCTCTGTAATCTCCGGAAGACCGGAAATATATTGGAGTGCATATGCTCTAAACGTCTGGCGACCAATCTCTACATTAGAGGCAGCGACAGCTTCTTGTATCTTTTGGTGAGTGAGGGCAGCCGCCTTACGCTGCTCACGTGAGAAGATTCCCGTAAGTTGCGTTGCAATCCTAGCTTCAGGGGGAAGTATCCCCTCCGCCTCAACACTTATCTGTGCAACCTCTACTAGTCGTGCAATTTCACCCTCAACGCCAAGCTGCATATCAGCGTTTAGCTCATTAAGCTTTCCTTGCAGATGACCAAGTTCTTCTTCTATACCTGGTATAGGCTTAAGCTGCGTTAGAGCTGGTGCTGCTGGAGGAGTAGGAGTAGTAGTCGTAGGTTGTTCTGCAGGGGGTCCTTGCATCCCACGAAAACGTCCCCTAGGAAATCTTTCTCCTAAACGTCTTTCTGTTGTCAATGTCTAACCTCGCAACAATGCTTGTACTTCTGGGGGTAATGATGATGTAGTATCACCGCCTTGAGTAGGTGCAGTTGGCTCACCGCCACCGCCTAGTGTACGAGCTATCTCATCAGCAGCACGGTTAAGTAGTGTAGTAAATTCTGTATCACCTAGTTCAGCGGAGTCTACAGCAATACGTCTCATCTCTCGGACAAGTATTAACTGTCGGAATACAGGGTTAGCTAGGGCGTCTTCACTTTGAAGTCTTCCCTGCTCCTCAAGTATATTAGTTACTTCGGGGAAGAGTACATCAGTAACAGTCGTTCCCGAAAGTCTAAACTGGGGATTAAGCATCCGACCAACAGTAGCACGATGTACGAAATCTCCAGGTACTTGTATATCGTAACGGTAGCTTATAAAAGGCTCCTCACGTAGACGAGGGAAGGAGTCTTTCCCAAGTGGCATCTTAAGCTCTCTCATAAGACATATAGTCTCTGTAGCCATAAGCCCAAGAACATTTGTAAGTCCCTGATGAAAGGGGTAGAGCACTCTCTTAGCTGCAGCAGTTACCTGACTCATCAGAAGCGCAGAGACTTGCTGTGTGATACTACCAAATGTAATATCAGAGAATAGCCCACGCTGCAGATTGCCCCGAAGGTCGAACTGATGCGCCCTCATCTCAGCAGGGAGTGGAGGGAGCGGTACAGTATCAATACTCTCATCAGGCTCTATAGAGAAAATAGCACCACGCTCATAGAGCTTTTCTGGAGTGAGAACACTAGCACCACGAACTCTTTCTACGTATTTGGGATTAGCTGTGTCTCTCAGTATCTGCTGCATATAGGTAAGCATACGGTTATAGTTCTCTGTCATATCTTTAACAGGTGCTATAACTGATTGACCTATTTCAGACCGCCACTGTTCACTGGTGGTAATTGACCCATCGTCAGGAAGTCCAGCAACAGGACCTACAT